GCCGCAAGTAGAATCTAGCATTCGTATACCTAAGAGTAAGAAAGAAGCCATACCAGAAATGACTACTGAGCAGGAACTTAAAGTACGGACTACTACAATCAAAGAACTTTCCGATATTAAAGGCGAAGACATCACGCCATCAAAAGAACACCAAGAACAAGCCCAAGAGATAGCACGAGAAATGATGACTAACAAGAAACTTAAACCAGAGTTTGCAGATTACCCCAATGAAACGATGGCATTCCTTGCGGGACTAGTAGGACAAACTAACTGTATGATAGTAGAAGAACTTGCAGACCTTAAACTTTTTGTAGTTAACAATTTTGTACAGCTAGTAGCTCAGGCTCAAAACGATAGAGATAAGATATCTGCCTTACGCGCCATAGGCGAGATTGATGGTGTTGATGCATTTAAAAAGAAAACTGAGATTACCCACATTACCAAGTCTGGCGATGAGCTGGAGAAAGAACTTCGCGAAACAATAGAACAACTTAAGGGGACTATTGTTGAAGGAGAAGTTATCGAGTACGAAGATGATAAGTAAACAAGATTTAAGTTTACTAGAAAGAGCTTTGCCGCAGATGCCGGATAAAGAGAAGCGCAAAAATCTGGCTTTACTCCAGCAATACCAGAAAGAAATGAAAAAAGAGATAGGGGTAGAATCGTTCTTAGATTTCATTAAGCACGTTTATCCTGGGTATATTATTGGAGCACATCACAGACACTTAGCAGAAATCTTTCAAGACATTGCTAATGGGATTAAAAAAAGAGTTGTAGTAAACATTGCACCGAGACACGGTAAAAGTGAGATGATAAGCTATCTTGCGCCTGCTTGGTTTTTAGGGAAGTATCCAGGTAAAAAAGTAATCATGGCTTCTCACACTGCAGACTTAGCAGTTAACTTTGGGCGTAGGGTCCGGAATCTCGTAGGCTCAGATTCTTATAAGGAGATATTTCCAAATGTCGAACTTCAAGCAGACAGTAAATCGGCTTCTCGCTGGGGGACTAACTATAATGGTGAGTATTTCGCTATTGGCGTGGGGGGTGCTCTGGCAGGTAGGGGTGCTGATTTATTTATTATTGACGATCCTCATTCAGAGCAGGATGCTAAACAAAATAGGTCGGATGTTTTCTTACCGGCGTGGGAATGGTTTCAATCTGGTCCTATTCAGCGGCTTATGCCTGGGGGTGCTATTATTGTTGTCATGACAAGATGGTCTAAATTAGACCTAACAGGGCAAATAATGAACCAAATGACTAAGAATGATGAGGCAGATCCTTGGGAAATAGTAGAATTCCCTGCAATACTAACAGACAATAAGGGCATAGAGCGCGCATTATGGCCGGAATTCTGGGAATTAAAAGAATTACAGCAGAAACGTAGTGTATTAGACGTAAGATATTGGAATGCACAGTACCTACAGAACCCGACTTCAGAAGAAGGGGCACTTATTAAGCGAGAATGGTGGAATATATGGGAAGAAGAAGACCCACCTGACTGCGAGTTTACAATAATGACACTTGATGCTGCACAAGAAGCACATACTAGAGCTGATTATAACGCATTAACAACATGGGGCGTATTTTTTAACGAAGATACAAATAACTACGCTATAATACTATTAAACGCCATAAAGAAAAGACTAGAGTTTCCGGAACTCAAACAGTTATGTATTGAAGAATACCAAGACTGGGAGCCGGATGCTTTTATCGTAGAAAAAAAATCGAATGGTGCAGCGCTTTACCAAGAATTTAGAAGAATGGGTATTCCAGTGGGTGAGTTCACTCCAGGGAAAGGCCAAGACAAAATAAGTCGGGTAAATGCAGTATCTGATTTGTTTAGCGGGGGTGTAGTATGGGCTCCCGATAGACGATGGGCACACGAACTAATAGAAGAATGTAATGATTTCCCCGCCGGAGCAAATGATGACTTGGTGGATGCTACAACTTTAGCATTAGCTAGATTTAGACAGGGTGGATTTATAAGACTACCTTTAGACGAAGAAGATGACGTTCAGTTGTTTAAAGGACATAAAAATAAGAGGTTATATGCGCTATGAAAATAATTAAACAAATATTAAAAACTATTAAAAATATTCTCAGTATGGTATGGTTCAGGATTAAACTAATTTATAACTGGGCACTAAATAAAATTAGGAGTAAATAATGAAAGGCGTTAAACACTATACTAAAGATGGAAAAGAACATAAGGGTTCAACTCATAAAATGTCAGATGGTACACTACACACAAATAAAGCTCACACTAAAACATCAAAGAAATTAGTACATTTTAAAGACTTATCACAAGCAGCAAAAAAAAGAGCTAAAGGATAAAATTATGGCAGACGTAGATAAGGGTTTATATGCAGCACCGTTAGGAATAGAAGAATTAGCGGAAGAAGAACAAGCGATTGAGATTGAAATAGAAGATCCTGAAAGTGTAACTATAGGTATTGGTGATACAGAAATAGTTATTGATCCTGATGCGATGGCTGAAGATGAGTTTAATGCTAACTTAGCTGAAGAGCTGTCAGAAAAATATATGACTGAATTATCTTCTGACTTATTAGAAGATTTTACTAATGATGTTAACTCAAGAAAAGACTGGCTAGAAACTTATGTTGATGGCTTAGAATTATTAGGACTTAAAATAGAACAAAGGTCCGAACCGTGGGAAGGCGCATGCGCTGTCTATCACCCACTACTCTCCGAAGCACTTGTTAAATTCCAAGCTGAAACAATGATGGAAACTTTCCCGGCTGCAGGCCCAGTGAAGACTTCTATTATTGGTAAAGAAACTGACGAATGTATTGAAGCTGCTCAGCGAGTTCAAGAAAATATGAATTACCAACTCATGGACATGATGCCTGAGTATAGGCCTGAGCATGAAAGAATGTTATGGGGTTTAGGATTAGCAGGTAATGCATTTAAAAAAGTTTATTATGATCCAGCTCTTGAACGCCAAGTATCTGTTTTTGTTCCAGCTGAAGATATGGTTGTACCTTACGGTGCATCTAATCTAGAAACAGCAGAGCGTGTAACTCATGTTATGCGTAAGACAGAACAAGAACTTCATACATTACAACACATAGGGTTTTATAGAGATGTAGAGTTAGGAGAACCTAGCTACGACTTAGATGAAGTAGAGAAAAAGATTGCAGAACAAATGGGATTCGATGCTACTAATGATGACCGTTATAAAATATTAGAAATGAATGTTAACCTTGATTTAGAAGGTTATGAAGATGAAGATAAAGATGGTAAAACAGGAATAGCATTACCTTATATAGTTACAATTGATAAAGGCACACAAGAGATACTATCGGTTCGTCGTAATTGGAAACAAGAAGACAGCCAACAAAAACGCCGTGAACACTTTGTTCATTATGGTTACATTCCAGGATTTGGTTTCTATTGCTTTGGACTAATTCACCTTATTGGAGGGTTCTCTAAATCAGGAACTATGTTACTTCGTCAGTTAGTTGACGCAGGTACACTATCAAACTTACCCGGCGGATTTAAAGCTAGAGGTCTACGAATTAAAGGTGATGACACACCAATTGGTCCAGGAGAGTTCCGTGATGTAGATGCTCCTGCAGGTAGTATTCGAGATAACATTATGATGTTACCTTACAAAGAACCAAGTCAAGTACTTGCGGGTTTAATGGACAAAATTATTGACGAAGGTAGACGCTTTGCTTCTGCTGCAGATATGAAAGTATCTGATATGTCAGCTAATTCTCCAGTAGGTTCTACTCTTGCAATATTAGAAAGAACACTCAAAGTAATGTCAGCTGTAAACGCACGTATTTATTACTCAATGAAAAAAGAGTTCTTATTACTTAAAAATATCATTGCAGATTACACCGACCCTGATTATCAGTACGATCCTTCAACAGGAACACCCGGCGCTAAACAAGAAGACTATGCTAAGGTACAACTGATTCCTGTAGCTGATCCTAATGCTGCAACTATGGCGCAGAAAGTTGTGCAGTACCAAGCTGTTATGCAAATGGCTCAACAGAATCCTGATATCTATGACTTAAAAGAACTTAACAAACAAATGCTTGAAGTATTAGGTGTTAAGAATATTGGCAAACTTATTCCTACAGACGACGATGCTAAACCTTTAGACCCTGTATCTGAAAACATGAATATGATTAATGGTAGCCCTGTTAAAGCGTTTTTATTCCAAGATCACAAAGCTCACATTGAAGTTCATAGAACATTTAGAGATGATCCACTTGTGCGTGAGATGGTAGGACAGAATCCAAAAGCTCCGCAAATGCAGGCAGCTATGGAAGCTCATTTAGCAGAACATATAGCTTTTGAATATAGGAAACAAATTGAAATACAATTAGGTGTTCCACTTCCAGAAGAAAACGAAGCATTACCAGAAAACATTCAGAACCAGGTAGCAAGACTTTCAGCTGACGCAGCACAAAAACTGTTACAACAGAACCAAGCTGATGCATCTCAAAAACAAGCTCAACAAATGCAGCAAGATCCGTTGATTCAAATGCAACAACAAGAGCTTCAAATTAAACAACAAGAGTCTCAAGCTAAGACACAAAAAATGCAGGCTGATACTCAACTTGATGCAGCTAGACTTGACCTAGAAAGAGAAAAATTATCAACCAACGTTCAACGAGATATGATCTTAGAAAAAGCTAGACTTGAGTCTAACGAACAAATTGCCGGAGCTCAATTAGGGGCTAAAGCAGTTACGGATGATAAACAAATTAAAGCAAAAGAATTACTTGAAGGAGCTAAGATGGGCGTAGCAGTAGTCCAGAAAAATAAAGACGTAGCACTTCGAGCACAAGAATCTCAGTTGCGTAATGCGACTAAGGTAGATGTAACTAAACTTAAGGATGAAACTAAACTCAACGAAAAGGAATAAAAAATGGTCAAGGAAACGTTAATGCTTCTATCAACCCAGGTAGAGGAAAGACGCAAAGCATTATTAGAAAGTATGGGTAGAGGAACTGATAAGTTTGAAGCTTATTTAACTGCTACTGGAGAAATAAAGGGATACATGATGGTCCAAGCTATAATTTCTGACGCTCTTAGAGCCAACGAAAAAGGCGAGGAAGATTTTGATTCTACACCCACTGATAGCGTAGTTCAAATAGATTCAAAAAGGGGTAAAAAATGAGTATAGCTACCCCGGACAAAAAAATAGTCTCTATATCTGGAGCACCTATTAAATCACAAATTACAACAACCAAAGATGGCAAGAAAGTATCGGGCGACGAGGCTATTGCAAAACTAGCGACTCAACTACCTGATGTTAAAGGCTATCGACTTTTATGTATTGTTCCTGAAGCAGAGGAAACATATGAAGGTGGTATTGTAAAATCTGCTGACGTTAAGAAGATTGAAGAAGGAGCAACTGTATGTTTATTTGTAATGCAGTTAGGTGATTTAGCTTACAAAGATAAAGACAGATTTCCAGAAGGCCCGTGGTGTAAAGAAGGTGACTTCGTTATTACCCGTGCTTACGCAGGTACTAGAATTAAAATTCACGGAAAAGAATTCCGCATAATAAACGACGATACCGTAGAAGCAGTGGTCGATGACCCCCGTGGCTACGAACGCGCATAGGAGAATAGCATGGCAGAGATAATAAATGAATTACCCGACGAAGAAATACAACCAATGGAGGGTGAAGAATTAGAGGTAGATTTAGAGGTTAAAGAAAAAGTAGGAAAATCTACAGCTGATGTTGAACGTGTTGTTCCCCAAAAAACAAAACAGGAGGAATTATTTGAAGTTGAGGAAGAAGACGACACTCCCCCCGCAGACAGAGGT